ACTGTAATAAAGTTGCTGATGGTTCTTTGTATGGAAGGAATACGAAGGCATCTTTTAGATTGCCACCCGGAGTATCTACATCTTTAAATTCTCCTGGTTGGATTGGTGTTGCATCGTCTTTTACTCTAACACCTCTTTGTTTAAAACCTGCTGGTAAATTTGATAAAGTTCCTGCATCTAATAATTGACGGAGAGCCGCCGTTGCCGTACGACTCAATCCGCCAATCATATGTATCAATCCGAATCCATAAAATCCTAGTCCTGGCAGAAATTTAAAGTGGACAAAATATTGGATTTTATTTTTAAGCGGATCATTGGGCGCAAAGTTTCGTCTAACTGACAAAACTTTTTGACTACCTTCCTCGATTGTAACGACGTAAGGTAATTTTATTCCTGTTGGTTCACCATCTTCACCAACATCTTCAAAACCTTCTAAATCTAAATTAACGTGACATTCTAATAACGTAAAAAGTTTTTCTCCTTTAGCCGTTTTAGACATTCCTTCCAATTCACGTTCTTTATCTGTTACTTTGTCTGCATCTGTAACATCAGACGGTTTTGATAATTCTATATCTGAATAAAAACCATTTACTTGTTGTTTACGTAAATCATTTTCAGAAACTTTTATAATATGGATGACTGAGTCCGCATCGTCTAATGAGGTAGCCGTATACGGAACAACAAGGTCATCTGCAGGGATAAACTTAGAAACAGCTCTCCCTAATAAATCATCATAATAAACTTTTTTAAAAGTTGAACCTGCTAGAGGTAGATGAAATAACATTTGATCAAATTCTGGTTCATATTCTTTCATTTGATCTAGAATTTGATAATTCATAAAATCTTTTACTCTTTGTGCTTGCTGTTCTTTTGCAGGGTTAGATATACCTAGAATTTGTGTTCTAACTGGACCATCTGATGGCAATAATTCTTTGTAAGCTAACGCTTGAAACTGTGTAACAGCTTCAGCTAGCACAGGGTGGGTTGCACCACTTGCTCCTTGAAAAGGTTCGTTACGATTATTGTATTTAAATCCTAAAAGATCTAAACCATTTATGTAAGCTTGTTCCCAATCTTTTCTTGATGCTTTGTAGTCTTGGTAATCTGATCTAAGTGATGATCCAATTGGATCTAAAGTTTCTTCTGGTAGAATATCTGCAAGGTTATCAAAATGTGATTCAGTGCTTGGTTGATTTACAGCACTTGGATCAAAATCAATAGTTGCACCACCATCTTCATCAGGTGTTATTTCTACTGGTCCTTTTTCGGGTTGTTGCTCTTGAATCTCGACGTCTTGTTCCGGCCCAGGAACTTTTAATTCAGTACGAGTGTTCGGGAGCGCTTTATCTATATCTGCCATTTATTCTCCGTTATAGTTTTCTACCATTTTTATATAATGAACGCAACCCTTGTGACATGGGTCCCGATTCTGGTGGTCTGCCTGATGTATCACCTCCTGATAAACCACCTCTTGCAAAACGATTGCCTCTGTAATATTCTTGTACTTCTGGCATATAATTTACAGCCTTATCTCTATCTTCTTTATAAGTTGTATCACTAAAAAACCCTGAAGGAAATATTGTATCCATAACATTTCCAAAAGCAACAGTTCTTGGTTTTGTTAGTTGCATTGCTTTTCTTTTTGCATCAGCATCAGACATTATAGCTGGCACCATTGGATCAAGAGCTTTATCTAATCTACTTTCTGTTTGTGTTCTTGCTAGATCTTGAATTAGTGCTTTATTTTTATCTGCTTGATCATAATAATTTTTAATTTGTTTTTGTTTTACTGCGTCTGACATTCTAGGTCCACCTGTTACAGCAGCATTATATAATTCATTTTCTTTGTCAAATTCTGCAAACGTATTATTCATTTCATCCATTGCATTTTCATAAGCAGATATTTTACCTATTTGATTTGCACTTACTCCAGCATCTGCATAACCTTTGTATCTTTCTTTTTTATTATCTATTTTAGTTTTATCTCCTAATGCATAATTAAATAAACTATCTCCTACTGCTTCTCTAAATGATTTGCCTTGCGATAACATATCATAACCAACTAATCCTGCTTCTGCAGCTACAGTAAAACCAATTGCTGCTGGACCTAATATATTTCTTAATGCAAACATACTACCCATTCCTCTACCTGCTTGTAATATTCTTTTTGCTAACTCTCCTTCTGTTTTATCAAAACCATTTGTTAAACCTTTATTTAATTTTTTCTTTCCTTTTAATACACATGCAGAACCATTACTAAATTTAACTCTACCACCTAATTGAAGTTTTGCTGTAGGACAACCTAATTCACCTAATAATGTTGTTAATTTTTGTTCTACTTTTTTATCAACTTTAGGTATTTTTAATTCAGCTCTTCCAGATTTAAATATTTGTTTTATTACATCTTCACCTTCTTTTGTTTTTCTAAATTTAGCTAAATTTTTTCTAGCCATTTCTTGTTCTTTAAAATTTTGAGCTAATTCTTCAGCCAAACCTGATTGTGTTTTTTTGGTAATAGATGTCGTACCAAAATCTAATTTTTTAGTAGAACCTTTTCCTATATTAACTCCAATTTTGTTTGCAAAATTTTCTATAGTTTTTATAAGTTTTTTATCTCTATTAGGGTTTAATAAAGCTTTATCATACGCCATACTTAAACTTTGTTTAAATCCTCTATTATATTCTCTACTAATTGGTGTTACATATAAAAGTTTATCTGGAGATACTCCTGATCCTTTTAAAAAAGATTTTGATAAAGGGTGGTCTAAATCTAACTTTACTCCTTCAGGTAATAAATTAACTAATTTATTGTATTCACTAAGTCCTTTCATAGCTGCTGTAAATTTTTTAGGATTATCACCATAAGCATTTTTTATTAATATACTCATGTTTTCTGATTGAACTTTTTTTAAACCTTTTATATTTGCAAAGTTGTTTAAAAAAGAATCGGTTGTTTCAAAATTATCAGGTAACCACGATTTAAGAGTTTTTTGACCTCTTGAGTTTATATCAAACTCAGGACCTTTTCCTATTGCAACATTTTGTGCATAAACATTTTTTAATAATTTACTGGATTCTTTAGTAATTTCTTTTTCCGTCATTTTAAATTTTTTAGCCATTGATTTTATAGTGGCATTTTTATTATTTAAAATTTCATCAAATAATTTTTTTTGATTTTGAACTTGAATTAATTTTGCTTTTGATTGTTGTAATGCTTTTCCTTCATCTTTTAATCTTTCAGCTTCTGTATAAACCTCAATCATGTACCTACGATTAATACCTAACTCTTTAGCTAATGCATTTTGTAATTTAACGTCTTTTCCAAGAATAATATTATTTAACATAGTTTTATCTTGTGAATTTAAAACACCACCAGCATCAATAGAACCCTTACCCATTCTTGCTTTTCTAGTTTTTGTTTTTAAAGAATTATAATCTTTATTAATAAACAACTCACCAATCTTAGAAAGTCTAGCTTTTTTCTTTGCAACATTACCTGCTTGTTGTTCTTCTGATCCTGACATTTTATTTTTAGCATACCCTGGTCTTGATCCATCAGCATTAGGTTTAACTAACATGCCACTAGCGTACATGTTCCGTGGTTCTTGGGCCATGGAGCTTGGATCTTTGTCCCCGTACATCACTTGCATCTTATCAATGTAATCTAATATATTAGCCATTACTCACCTAACATTCTAGCGATACCGCCTGATGCTTTTTTAAGTGTTAAAGAATCCGGATCACCTACTTCTTCTAAAATCTCATCTATGCTATCTAGACCGTCTTCAGAATCTCTTAATTTACCATCAGCGTCTGGTCTTACTGTATATTCATCATACTCAGGAGGAGGTTTTTTACCTTTAGTCAATTCATCTGCTTGACCTGGTTTATAAACTATATACTCATCTGATATTATGCCGTCTTGATCATAAAAAGATCCTTCGTTTCTTTTTTTAATTACAATTTCACCTGTTCCTAAATCTTCACTCATTTCATAATCTTTATATCTTTTAACAACTTGTCTGTCTTGAGTTGCAGCTTTTTGAGTTACGTCATCACCCATGAATTTAATTTTTTCTACTAATTTAAAAAAGTATGGTGGAGGATAATTTCCTGCAGATTTAACAGTTTCTGTTACAGCTTTTTTAGTTACTTCTTTACCACCCGTTGCAAATAATCCTGATTTAAGTCCCGCGATTCCTGCGCCAGTACCTAACATTGCTTTTAAAAATGCACGTTTGCCCATCTTAAAGTTTTGTCTTGCTGGTCCACCGTCTGCAAAGTTAGCAAGTCCACCATCAGCTCCATGTAATGCGTAACCTCTTTCTTGACTGGCTCTATTACTTCTACCTCTTGGGTTAGAAGAAATATCCGGACCTTTTGAAGAAAAATCTCTGTCACCACTTCTACCACTAACAATGTTTCTACCACGATCGCCACCAGGTCTAGTTGTAGTAGTAGGGCCTTTAGTTTTTATAGTACCCCCTTGAGGATATTTAGGTGGAGTTATTATTTTTTTAAATTTTTTTCCTGCTTCTTTTCTTAATCTATCTTTAATTAGAGCTTCTGCTATAGCTTTTTTAGAAAGTCCTGATTTTGATAAACCGATTGCGGGTCCTATTATTGATTTACCTAATGCAAAAATTTCAGGTAAACCTACAAATGCAGTCTGACCTTCTATGTCTGAAAAATCATATTCATCATCTTCTTCTGGATTAACTTTATCATAAATACTTTCACCTAATTGTGTACCTAAACTTTGTATACCTCCTTTAAGTGCACCTCCCATCATAGTTACAGGTTTTTGATTTAAAAATTCTCCTCCTAGACTCAACATATTTTTTCCAAAATCAATTGCTCCTTGAGGACTTAAACTAAATTCTCCTTGATAACCTTTTTTAGAATATTCTTTTGCAGCATCAATGGCATCATAAACAGGTCTTCCAGCAACATTACCTATGGCGCTTACTACAGATGTTAATGGGTTTGATGCTTTATTAACCATATCTTTTGCTGATGCAGCTGCATAATCAAATTGATTTTGTATTCCATATTTTTCAGGATTCCTTTGCATGTCTGCAACTACTTCATTATGTTCTGGTGTAAGACCTAAAACAGATAAACCGCTTTGATACCCAGGTCTCTCACCCAATAATCCTGCAACACCGCCGTCTGCAAAATCTTCTGGATCTTCTGGTATATTTCTTTCAAAGATATGATCTTCTGTGTCTTGTAATATTTTTTTAGATTCTTCTGGTGTTAAATTTTTATATGCGCCTTTTCTGCCAATAACAGAATTTGCTTCTTTCATAGAGTCCATTGGATCCATAGCTTTTATATCTGCAATAATTTTATCTACATCTGTTTTTAATCTTTTGTTAGCATCTTGAAACATTTCTCTGTCTTGAACTTTTTTACTTTTCTTCATGCCACGTGGACCTTTAGTAATAGTTCCATCTTTTATCATGTCATCTACTTCTTGTTTAAAACTTCTCTTTTGTGGAAAATCAACTACCTCACCTCGTTTACCAAACAATGCTTCTGTAATACCTCTACCTTCAGGACTGTCTGCAGGGATTACTCTTTGCTTGTTTGCGTTTTTAATTATATTTAAATATTTTAAAATATCGTCTTCTGATCTTATAAACTGATCAAATTTTTCTAAAGGAAGACCACTATCTACAATAGTTTGTATCATTGCAGATGCTTCGCTTTCACTTGTCATCCTATTTGGAATAGTTATAATTCCTGATCCTTGATTTTTAGTTAAATTTTTTCTTGCTAATGAATGAAAAAATCTTAATGCAGCTGGTCCCATAATTAATAATAAATCCTTTTTCTAGGCACTGATTCTTCTTCTACATAATCCTCGGGGTGAGAGATAAAGCCTCCCTGCCTGAATCGCATAACAGCCATAGTCATAGAATCGACTAAGTCGTCATGATCACCATGTGGAAATGCTGCGCATTCTTCTATAACCTCTTCAGCGAAATTCTGTTCTGGCGCCCAGATCATTCCAGACTCGAAAAGAGGTGCACATGTGTTAACTCTTACATGTTTATCATTTCCTTTCGACGGTGTAAAGGTAGAAACTGGTATATCCATCTGTCTAAGTTCGTACGTCAAAGGTAGTCCAGATGCTTTAGCTTCAACAATAACTGTTTCAGGTTGCCAATATTTATACTGCTCTAAAGCTTTACGACGTAGTTCTGGAAACTCAAATCGTTCTTTAATGCAATCTAATAGTATTAAATTAGCAGGTGAGTCTTCGTTTGGATAGAACACACCCCAAGTAGTAATCGCACTAAAGTCAGCAGTTTCTTTTTTCATAAACGCTGTGTCATAAGATTGTATGACGTGATGTAGATCTGGTATCCAATCGTGTTTCCATTTACGCCACCATTCACGTTTTATAATTGCACCTTCTTCACTAGTTGGTTGTTGCATCCATTGTGCGTTCCATTTACCAACCGGTAGTGTTGCTTTAACTTTCTCTAATTCATCTAACTTCCAATACTCAGGCCACACAGGTTTTTGTTTATCAGGTCCGTGGTCCAAGATCGCTGGAAACTCGACCACGTGCCACTGGTCAGCTTTAGGTTCTTTTTGTTTTGATACCAACATACCTGTTAAATCTTTTGTAGACCATCGTGTCATTACACAAACAATTTTACCACCAGGTTGTAAACGTTGCCTAGGTCCTGACGTGTACCATTCATAAGCAGACTCCATCGCAGTTGAGGACATTGCATCTTGCTCAGAATGTGGGTCATCAATTATTAATAGGTCAGCACCCCGTCCGGTTATAGCACCGCCAACCCCTGCAGCAAAGTACTCGCCGCCTTGTGCTGTTTCCCACCTACCGGCAGCTTGAGAATCTTCTCTTAGTGTTGTGTCAAAAACTTTTCTATAGTCATCACTATCAATTAATGTCTTAGCCTTACGACCAAAACGAACTGCAAGTTCTCCTGTGTGCGTTGCTTGAATGATCTTTAATTTTGGATTACGGCCCACCATCCACGCTGGTAACAAGAAAGATGCAAACTCTGATTTAGTATGACGTGGAGGCATGTTGACAATCAGTCGGTTTATTTTACCGGTTGCAAGTTCATTAAATTTTTTTGCAATATGTCTATGGTGCGCGCCTTCAACAAACTCGGGCCACACACATTTTACAAAACTTAAAAAATCTTCTTTCGCTCTGTTTCTAATTTTTTTTTCAGCGTACATGACTTGTAGCTGTTTAAATTGTTTTCTGACGTCTGAAGGTAGTTTACTAACGTCTACGTTATTTAATTCCATAAAAATTTTTTATAATTTTTTTGCACCTTTATAGATGTTTAAAATGAATTTAGCACCATTAAGTCTCTAAATCAAGCAATACAACCTAAAGTAGTGGGACCCCTTTTATATATAAGGGTATTGGGGGTCCTTGTCCCGTGCTACGTTGGGATTGGGTCTGGTACCTCTATTGATATGTAGGTGGGTGAGTGTGTGTCCTACAGGACACACACTTGTTTGTGTATTAGTCTAGCAAGACCATGTAGGCCTCAGCATTGTGTTCTCTGAAGTAATCTAAGTCTGCTCGGACTTTGTCCCAAAGCTTTGAGTCGCCTGCTGATTTACCAGGCTCTTTGTCCTCTAGTGTAGCTGCTAACTCATTGATAAATATTCTATCATGAATGATAGACTCTTCCTTAGTCAACATAATAGATTGTCCACTAAATCTATTC